TACTCTACTCACTTCTTCATATAAGTATTTCTCTTATACTATGCTTTCGATAGTCGTTGAACGTTATTTAAAAATTATAAAATTGAGAAATTTTAGTTCTCCTTTTCTTTAATCTGATATCTCTAACAAATTCTCTACTGACACCAAACTCTTTACCTATTTCAGGATCAGACAATTTCTTTAACTCCAATTTCTTACAAATTTTATGGATTATATCATCACTTATTTGAAATGGTTTTGCTTTACCTAATTTTGGAAATTTATACTTAGATACTATATGCTTCCAACATTCACCAGACCTAATATGCTGAATGGTTTTTTCTGTAACACCTAACTTTTCAGATATCTCCTTATTGGATTTCTTCTTCATAATAAGTTCACATATTTGAATAGCTTCTTTCTCGGTAATTTTAGCAAGATGTGCTTTCTCACCTCTTATTTCATCACAAAGACCATTCTTCCAAGCATGATCTGTATTCTCTTTAGAAGTAACCCATTCAAGATTGAATGAAGCATTACACTTTTTCAAACCATTCTTATGATTTACCACCAGGTCATCGAAAGTTAATCCATTCTTTAAATGTCGCTTAGGTATTTTACAGAAGTATTCAGCGACTAATCTATGTACTAAGAAATTATATTCATTACCGTTAAATGATATACATACTTGTGCATATATACCTTTTTTATCATGTGATGTAATAATTTTATCTTTCTTACCAATATATACATTTCCAAAATTAGAAATTTTATATCCCGTCTTTTTTCCATTAATCTTAATATTTTTCCATTTCTCTGTCTTTTTAGATAATTTCCAATGGTAGTCCAATAGTTCTTTAGTTATAATTATCATAGTATTTAAAATCCTTTCTATTCTTTTTTTTTAATATACATAATATTAATATACTTGTTCTAGGATTTTAAAATTCAATTTTTAAATCTTCGCTGCTGATTGTCGTATAATTACGATGTTCCAGCAATTCACGTGGTTTATAGGCTGCCAATACGATCTCACAGCCTTCGGAAAAGCCCCCGAAGTAATAACATTGCTATGCGCTTCTATGTCTTTTTTAGCTAATCCATCACATAATGAATTTGTTATTATCTCATATTCTTTACTGTAAGGATTTTGTACAGCTCCTCTCATTAAGAACATATTCTTCAAGTGGTTTCCTACGCTACCTCTAGCACCTGATGTATATAGATCCATACCTATATCTCCATCCAGTTCTTTCATAGTAGCATCTATCAATTCCTTTTCTATTTTTTCTACTACTCTTACATCACCTTTAGCAATAGCTTCAGCATTTTCTTTTAATAACTTTTCTTTTAACTTTGCTACTGAAGGTGGTATCTTTGTAGTTTTTAGAGTAAATGATGAAGTAATCGCAGTGTGGAATTGTAAACCAAACCAGTCTCTAGTATTAATATAATTCATCATTTGATGAGTATCAATAAGATCATCTTTTAATGCATCAGATACTTGACCTTCAAATTTTTTAAATCCTGATTTAGTCATAGCATAATTCTGGAATGACATAAAAGATTCAAACCCTAATTTCTCTACCATCATTTTATTATATACTAATCTACCGACTGTGGTTTCTATAACTTCACCTTTTTTAATTAATAAAGGATAATCATCATGAGATAATGTAACAGTATCGCATACATTGAAAGGTGGTTTATCAACTTTATCACTATCTCTTGTATTAGTATTAGTAGTTTTAGAGAACCACTTAACAAAATTACTATAAGTCATATCTTCTGGTTTTAAAGAAGTAAAATACTTCTTTTTTACTATAAATAGCTTTTTCTATTTCCTCATTTGCTTCTTGAGTAAATAATATTTTTTCTGTAGTTTGATCTCCATCATCAAATTAAATTTTGTTAATCTATATATCTCTATATAGCTCAGACTATATCTTTATCTCATATTCTATTACCGAATATGAGATACCTCCCGTTTCCACTTTCGTGTACTCTACTCACTTCTTCATATAGATATTTCTTCTATATTATACTTTCGATAGTCGTTGAACCTTACTCTATAAATAGAGTCTTGGCTGCTGATTGTCTTTCTCTTATTAGAGTTAAGAGTTCCCAGCAATTAAAGAGGTTTAAGGTGACCATAACGGAGAAGTTTAATCACCATCTATACCACTGAGATATGAACTCTTATCTTAGTGAAAAATGTACCATACATTTTATTTATTGGGTATCTAGTTACTTGGAGATGTTTATTTTTAGCAATATCATCACAAGCCATATATAATAAATCGGTTCTTGTCATTGGTCTATTGATGATACCTAATTCAGCATTACTTTCATTACTCATTGCTCTTCCGCTAAATATGTAGTATATTGGTTTAGTAGAATTAGTAGGTAATACTATTTTATTAAATCTTGATTCCGGGTCTTTCATAAATCCATCAATAAGTTTTTTAATATACTTATCTGAGAAGTATGATTCAGGATCAACTAATTTAATTACAGTACTATTACCATCTCCTTTTAACATAAAATTATTCTTTTGCTGAATAATATTTCTATCAAAGAAAGATTTTACCCACTGTACTACAAAAGGATACATTAGTGAACAGCACTGAGCTAATGGTAATAAAGTATATTCAAAAGATATCTTTAAATCATCTACAGTATCTGCATGATATGTGGGTGAGGTAATAACTGTTCTTATACAATAATCTACATTCTTACCCATAAGATACTTACGTAATAGTCTAATTAATTTACCATATAGATTATTAATATCATCAGTTTCTCCACCACCAGAAGTAGAACCAGTTTTAATATCTCTAAAGAAAGCAGGGATTACTATTACATACTGAGTAAATAATTCATCCTTTTTAGTTTTCTTTAAAAGATTAATTCTTTCACTTCTCATACCAAATTCTTCACTATTATCTTCATCATTTTTTGTCCAATTTATTTTTTCCCAATTATCATAAATAAACTGTAAACCCGTTTCTCCTGTATTTTCATCTTCTACTAATCTACCAGAAGAATCAATTCTGTAATACATTTCTCCATTGATAATTTTATCAATATTTCTAAACATCCTCTTTATTGCTTTATAAATATGAGGGTGGAAGAAATGTCCATGGAGATCTATATATGCAAAAGTATTTCTTCTTGAGCTAGTAGTAATTCCAAAAATTTCATTGGATATTAATCCATTAGGTTGAGGAATATTACCTCTTTGGAATAATACAGCAGATGTAATAGGTTTCAGATTATTTACTTCAACAAATTCTTTTGTATTAAATAAATCTATTTTCATTTATGAATTTCCTTTCATATATGGTTTATTGGATTGTGTTTAGACTAAAGTTTATCAGTAGTCACATTATCATAATACGAAAATAATAAGAAAGGATTTTTTATAATGGCTAAAATGGTATTAAAAGAAATTCAGGATTATATAGATAATGTAGCTAGATTAGCTCAGAAAGTTGCATTAGAGAGAAAGAATAATAATCAGAATTGGTCACTACCATCTGTTTGTATTGCTCAATCAGCTATTGAAACTGGATGGGGTAGATCATCTATTATGACTAAAGCTAATGCTTATTTTGGAATTAAATCTGGTAAGAATTGGAAAGGTCCTGTTTATAGTACTAAAACAAGAGAATGGTATGATAATGTAAATGCTACTAATATAACAGATACATTTAGAGCATATAATACATTAGAAGATTCCATTAGAGATTATTTTAATCTTATATGTGAATATGCTAGATATAATAAAGCTTGTAATACAATGAGTGCTAGAGATTGTATTCAGGGTATTAAAGATGGTGGTTATTCTACATATCCTACTTATGTAAATGAAGTAATGACTATTATTAATACTTATAATTTAACCCAGTATGATGTAGTCTTATTGGAACAAGATGCAAAACCTAGTGAGGGTCCAGCTAGACCTGAATTAGATACAGTAGTAGATGATGTTATTAATAATAAATATGGATCTGGTGAAGATAGAAAAAGAAACTTAGAATCTAAAGGATATAACTATAGAGAAATTCAAAATAGAGTAAATGATAAATTGAGTTTACAGAAACCTGTAGAAAAAATAAATTATTTCCCTAAGTTTGAAGGACGTAGTACTAGTATAGTATCTGCTTTAAGAGCAGTTGGTTGTAATGATACTTCATTAGAGAATAGAAGAAATATTGCAGTAAAGAATAAGATAGTTCCTATTAAATCTTTATATAGAGGAACATCATCTCAGAATACAACAATGTTAAGATTACTTAAGAGTGGTAAATTAATTAAACCATAATAGAATAAATTTAATACCTTGATAGAATTTATTTATCTATCAAGGTATTATTTTAATTAATCAACTAATCTAGCCCATAAACCAGAACCTTCAGGTTTCTCTCTTGATAATGTCATATCAGTAAGAGGTGGCATATTTTCTATACCAGCTGATTGACGACCTTCTACATTTGCTTTTATTAATTCCTGAATCTTTAAATCATCATATACTACTACGAAGTTTGTTAATGTAATAAACATAGTAACTTCTATTATTCTTGGTATATATTCTAAATCAATATCTTGTATATCTACTCCTAGATTATAAGATGAATATACTAATACTGATTCATCTAATGTAGTATTCATTACTGATGATGGAATATAGAATGGTATATCATAAGTAGAATTATGATGAATATCAGCAGGTTCATTCTTCTCTTGGAATATACCAATATTATTTATCTTTAATCTATATCTGCATTTGCTAGATTGGGTAATTCCGTGAGGTAATGGATTTCTTAATCTAAAATCTATCTTAGGATTAAAACTTTTAACTCTTCTATATACAGTTTCATTAGCTCTATTAACACCTAATACAATAGCAGTATCTTCTAC